GGAGTACTAGCGAGTTTAATTTCGAGAATTATGAGCGAGTCGGACTTAATCGTCCGATCTCGTTTCAGATTTTTCGTAATTTCACTGCGGCCCTTACGGGCGCAATTTGACTACAATCTATCTTTTCCTCTACCGTCTCTCCTCATTGAGAGATTGTACATATACTATTGGTAGAGAAGAAGCCTTTATTGGCTTATTTATTTTGTATTTATTTTATATTTTGACCCTTTTTTGGGTCTGTATATATTTGTTTTATTTTAATTTGTAGGCTCTTCTGGAGTCTTTATTAAATTTATTTGGTTATAAAAATTTATTTGTTATATATCAGTTTTCAAAACCTGCCAAATACCAATCCCATTTATCTGCGTAAAAGTTAAATTTTAGCGTTTCAAAAGAGAATTTATTTTCGGAACTAACCAATTCGATTATTTGTCTCTATTAGTTATTATTTTTCAAAATATCAGTTTAAAATATTTGGAAGCGGACCTCAAGTGAGGTTTCGATATACAAAAGTGTGGTTTATTGATTGGACACACGACCAAGAAACAACTTGGTTCGAATAAAGCAAAGGGGCGTGCGCGGTCCAGCCTGTGCACCCGTGAAGACGGAGTACTACAGAAAATCAACTGTTCAAAAGATTACCCCCCACCGACACAATTATCTCTTTCAAGTTTACCTAAATTGACAAAATTACTAATCTCATTTAATAATATCTCAATTTACAGTCATCCCATCATGAAATCAGCTAATCAAATGTCAACCGATGGGGAGAAAGGGCGCAGTCTTGGATACGGCCCTCTTCTTCCCATCTCCGAAGTTCCTGAACTTCTCACCAGTCGTCTTCAATACGACACTGATACTAGCGATGGTTTCAATGATTATTCCGCTTTGTATGCAGAAAGTATTTTGATTGACGCGGCACTTGATGCCGCGTTGCTTGAATTTGGTGACGAAGAAATGATCACCTTCACGCCAACTATGGAGGATTATTGTTTTTCTCCAGCGTTGGTGGGACATTCAGAAAATGTTCCTCGTCCGCCTCCTCGCTATAAGAGCTTGGAGACACTTTTCGGCCAGTTCGTGGCCGACCCACAGTTTTGCATTCGTTCGCAAACTGTGGCAAAGAATTTGTACGAACAAAATTGGATTTTGCAGATCGTAGAGGAGACCATTCTTGGTCACATATGGTCCTGGGAAGATGGAGAATATGCACTTTACATACAATCTTATGTCCTTCAAAAGCGAGGTTTTAACCTTTATCCCGCACTTATTTTGCGTAATGAGTACGGCCTTGTGGTTTCTCGCAAGCCTTTGGATTCTTTCCATCCACCTGCTTCACCTCCCGCTGATTTAAAACCCAATCGTTCGCCTTTTCGCGAAACCCCTTCTCCCAATTGGCTTCAACGCATGTTCAACCAATTCTTGAGCGGAGTAGAGCCTCAGGGCTCCGAAGATGTTCCCGAGGCTTTTCGAAGCTATCAATCTTCCCTTGGTTCTCTGTTTACAGGAACCATGCGCTCAAAAGATCCAGAAATTCAAGAAAGTATTGATATTTCCACCGAAGCTCTTTCAAAAGAGAGTGGTGGATTTCTTCATTCTTTCCGCTATTGTATGGATAATTGGCGCCAGAGTTATGATGCACCCATTTTCAAGCATGTTGGCAATCTTTTGTCGATAGCAATTGTTTTGGGATTTGCTCCCACATCGTGGACTGACCTCCACATCAATTCGATTAGAATCTTTCGTTTGACTGCTCTTGATCATTTTGCCGATGTAGGTTCCATCATTGATGGAATAGCTATGGCCCTCAACTATTTTGTTGAAAGCGTCATCGCCTCTTGGGAGGCGGGAAATCTTCTTCCTTTCTTTTACGAAAAGACAATGTCTGCACGTTTAGACACTATGTATGAAAATATTCGTAATAAGATGCCCTCAGTCGTCACCGGTGACTTTGTCAAAAATGGTGGCTGTTGGGGAGAGCTAATGGGAGAGATGGACGTAGCTGTCCGCGCGTACACTGTTGCGTGCACTACTGCGCCTGGAGGTTCTTATCAACGGAAAATCTTTTCCGACCGTTTGTGTTTGCTCAACAAATGGCGATTCGAATTGGCTCTAGGTCGACGCGCCGGAGAATTGGTTCCTCAACCTGTAGGAATCATTCTTCATGGCGCTCCTGGCTGCGGAAAAAGTGGTCTCATGAATGCTCTCATTAAAATTAGAATGGCAATGTTGAATATCAAGTATGAACCTGCTCTTGTAGGCTCAATTACCCCTGATGATAAGTATCACTCTCAAGTGACAAATGCAACTCTTGTTTTGATTTTTGATGATGTAGCTAATAGACCATTGGCGTATGACCCTTCGATGGGTATCGCCGCGGCACTTCAAGCGTGCAACAATATTCCCTTTGTTGCTAATAAAGCTGAAGTTGAATCAAAAGGGAAAGTCATGCCAGACTTAAAAATGGTAATTGGTTCCACCAATAACCGACATATGCACATCGAGGCTATTTCTGTTGATCCGGACTCAGTCCGACGCAGAATTATCTTGGTCGATGTTGTTGTGCGTTCCGAGTATCGCAATTCGGTTGGTGGGATTGATACTGCAGTTTTTGAAGAGAATCCCAAACATGTATGGGTTGGTAACAACCAGCTCAATGATGTTCATCTCTTCACGATAAATACGTCTGTGAAAGCAGGCTACGTGCCCAAGCGGTTTGAAGACCCCTCCACTGGTAAAACAGTGGTTTTGGACCAATTGGATGCCAGAGATTTCCTGTACTACATGGAACTCATCATGGCACAGCACGATGCCCAGCAGGAGAAACACCTTTCTCGCATTAATAAGGCTACGTATACCATGTGCAAAGAATGCAACCGCGTTACTTGCCGCTGCGGTAAAATGAAGGATGAAGTTGAAGTTGTTTCCCCGCCGGATCCTAATTATCAGATTCATTCTTCCTCTTCGTCCTCTGAGCAAGGAGATTCGTCTTCTAGTTCGTCTACGGATCGCATGCTAAATCGAGTTCGATCGCGTGCTTTTGGCCGTGGACATCAGCGAGGACGTGGACGAGGCCGTGGAGGTCGACCACCACCCAGACCTAACCCATCAGCTATGGAAATTATTGCTGACTGCGGGCATGGCACTGTCCATGATGATCTTCCGATGCCTGAACGGCTGCCTCCTCACGAGGAAGAAGTTGAACAGCAATCAGCCTCTTTAGTTGCCGACTGGGTCGCAGCTTCCTTTTGGAAGAGCGCCCGTAAAGCCACCATTGAGAGACTGGGAGAATTTCCCTTTATTGGGACCTGGTTAGGACGTTTGTTGGGGTGGGAAAAAGCCATTGATTCGGTTGTTTCCACTTTAGTCGATCACATCAGCACTGAGGATTTTCTTCAGTGGTGGTATTGGCTACCCGACAATCTTTGGGACACTGGATTTGTCCGTCGTCTTGCCCCTGTACTGCAGGACGTTAAACTGTGTCGTCGCATAAAACTTGCACATACGTATGGAGCGAGAGGCCTTTTCTTATTTGGCCTTGGCTTGCTCCAAAGATGTTGTTTTAGCGGTTCGTATCATATGATGCTCATCACCACTGGTTTTACCATGTGGTTTTGGGCCTCTGGTTACTCGCTTCTTTTGAGGCAATCCGCTTACCAAACTCTGTCTGATCGTAGAACTGCAATCTCTGATGTGGCTGAGGCCCATCGCGACAAGTACAACCCCTACATTAAGGCACTCTTGGAAGTTATTGGTCTTGGACTCATTGCTGGCACTGCTGCTATCATGATCCGATCCCTGTATGTGAGCAATTCTGCCCCTTCTGAGTCTTTGGAATTACCACCGCCTGTTGATTTTACCGCTACCCTGTCTGAAAAGGAGTTGCGAGTAAATCACGATTATTCTCCCATTGAAAACCAAAATTTCATGGGTCTATCTGAGGAAGAATTGATCGCGAAGAATAATACCAAAGATGTGTGGATGAATACCGTCGTCGAAAAGTACATGTCCGTGGATAATCGGACCATGACAGATTCTCAATTACACGGATTGTGTAAAAAGAATTTGTCAATGCTGTTTGTTAAACCGAAGGAAGACTGGATCTTCTTTTCAGATATCTTTTGGTTTCAGACGGATTGTGCACTTATTCCTGCACATGCAGTACCTAGGGACACGACTTTTTGGAAGATTATGGACAATACCAGTCCTTCTTCTTCCAAGATTGTTGTTGTTGGCCCAGAGAATTGCGTCCTGTGTGGGAATCAGTCGGATATGGCTTTTGTCTACGTCAGTTATCGCAGCAAGCGTAATTTGATTCCATATTTTAATGTCAATCCTATAGCAGTTCGTGCCAAATTTTTCCATAAGGATGAGTTGGGTCTTATCGCCGATCGTCCAGAAATGGATGGCACCGTAACTGCTGATGCGAACAACAATATCGTACTCGACTGGAAGTGGCCTACACCCACTTACGTCGGACTGTGCGGTGGCGTGTATTGTTCTTTGGGAGCAAATCCCACCATCTTAGGAGTCCATTTCGGTGGCCGTAAAGTTGACTTAAACCGTGGTGTCTCTTACTTGCCCAGTCATAGGCAAATAGAGTCTTTCCTGAAAATTGTCATGGCCAAGCCCCACACTTTGTTGAGTGCATCTCATCCCGGCGAGTGGAACCCGCCAGTGAATGGGCATCCCACCTTTGCGGTGGCAGATCATGAGCCGAATGGGTACATGACCGATCAAGTAGAGTGGCTCAAGCAACATGATCCCGATACCTATGTCACCAATCAAGGTGCCGTATTTGTGGGAGAACGTGAAACTAAGGCTTTTTACAAAAGTTCGGTACGCCCTACGATCATAGCTCAGGATATTGCTCTTTTGGCTCCTCCAGAATTGGAATTTGATAAGCCAAAATTTGGGAGATCCATGTGGCCTAAATCTGCTGCTTTTGCTTTCCAAACTTCGCCAGGATTGCCCCAACAGGATTTGGAGTGGGCTGTCCAGGATTATCTGTTTGCTTTTCGCAATTTGCCCAAGTATCTTCTCAAAGATTTGAAACCCCTATCCTGGGATGAAGTTTTGAACGGAATCAGTGGTTTACGCCACATTGACGCTATTAACTGGAATTCCTCGATGGGAGTTAATTTCTCTGGAGGCAAGAAGAACTGGATTACCACCTATATCAGTGATTTGGGTGAAGAAAGAAAACAGTTTCTCAAAGAAGTTTGGGATCAGGTTGATATCCAACTCGCCAAATTGAAGGCTGGCATACGTGTTCCTTGGTTGTTTATGGGCTGTCCGAAAGACGAGCCCACATTGGTAACTAAGGATAAAGTCAGACTTTACATGGTTGGAGAAATCTGCTGTACTCTCATTATTCGGAAGTATTACACACCCGTTTTTAGAGTGCTACAGATGTGCACCTCTACAAGTGAGTGCGCTGTTGGCATTAATTGTCTCTCTCCCGATTGGGAGGAACTCATGCAACACCTTGAGCGCTTCCAGCGAGCCTTTGATGGCGATCACAGCAAATACGATTTAAGAAAATCTCCTGATATTAGTGGAGCTTCTTATCGAATTATGATTGAGATCGCATCTTTGGGCAGTTATTCCGCTGAAGATCTTGTAATCATGCAATTCATTCCCGCTTGTATCCTACGCCCCCTAGTGAGCTATAATGGATACGTGTATGCTCTTGATGGGTCCACACCTTCTGGTATTCCTGCCACAGTGAACGTCAATAGCTTGGATAATAGCTTGATGAATAGATGTGCCTTTTACTCAATTTATCCCAATTCCAAGGTCGGTGATTTTCGAACTTACGTTTCTCACGTCAACTACGGTGATGATTTTATCAACACTGTTTCTTTTTGGAGACGTAATTTTAATTTTATTACCTTGCAAAAGTATCTTGCCACGTATGGATTAAAGATTACACCTGGAATTAAAGATGCTGTAGCTAAGCCATTTGTCCCTTTAAAGGACTTGGTTTTTCTGCAGCGGTATTCCACTGTAGTTGATGGACTGCCATTTCGTGTGGGAAAATTGCACGAATCTTCAATTTGGAAATCTTTGCTCAGTGTCTTACATTCTAAATCTCTTTCTCCTGAGGAAGCTGCTGCCGTCAATGTTGATGGCGCTTTGCGGGAGTGGGCATTTTATGGTCGAGAACACTATGAG